GTTACTTCAGGAGAACCTGCAGTTGTTACATCAAAGGTTACAGCTTCTGTTACAGCACCAGAGATAGGTGCTTCAGACACCATATTCCTAGCTCTGTAAGATACAGTGTTAGTTGGAGTGACGATCTTATACTTAAGATCACCGTCTGCATCATAAGCTGCATCTAGATAGCAACGGAAGACTGCACGCTCATACTTACCTAGATCAAACTTAAGGATTGATTGATAAGTTGTTGAGCTTGTGATACTGATATCGTTAGGAACGATCAGCTTAGTATTCCATTGAGATTGAGCATGTACAACTGTACCTGCTACTGTGTTTGTATTAAAAGCCATGGGTTTTAAATTAGTATTAGTTAATTACCCGTCTGTACTGTTCCGCAGTACTGGGTTAGTTTAGAGTGATCACGCACAAGTTATTTAAAACTTAAACTTGGCACCTATCTTAGTACCGTATGCTGTGTCAGCAGTTTCATCTGTAAGGAAAGAGATCTCCCCATAGACATCTAACTTCTCAGTAGCAGCGATGGATAATCCACCTTTACCAGAGAAATCAGTTGTACCATCAGCTCCATCTGTAGCTGCGAAGGCAGGACCACCTTGAACATAGTATCCAAGTTGACCTACATCACCTTCATAACCTAGATGAAGATCAGTTGTTCTAGAGGTAAAATCATTACCTGTATAAGATGCGTTTGACTCGGCATTCACATAGACGCCAGCCATTGCAGGAGCTGAAGCAAATGAGATTGTAGCTAGGGCTAGTGCAATTTTGTTCATTAATTTACTTTGTGTTTTTAGTGTACTCTACACCACGATACGAAAGTTTTACAGTCATTGTAATTCTCCAGTATCACAGCCCCGTTCCCTGCTGTGATTGCATGCGACCTAGTTAAAGGTTGAACGGACGTGGTGTGAGGTGGCTTCTACTGTATCGACATACGAGCCGCCATTGATATTATGATGCTACTACTGCAGCACCTGCGGCTGTACCGTCTGCTGTACTACCTACAACTGCACTACATCTTGTGACTTGTGCAGCTTTTGTACCAGTATCATTATAAGGAATGAACCATCTATCACCAGAAGCATTGACATAATACTTAGTAACTGATGTGTTGATTCGAGCGGATGGGTCGTAAGCTTTTGACATAATTAAAATTGTACGTTAGAACGTTCGAGTTTATTGTATACATCCTGCTGATAAGCAGGGTCTTTATCATAACGAGGATCATTCATAGCTGCCACTAATTCGGCTTGACTACGAAAAACATCTGATGATGTCTTTGCGCCTTTGCCCACAAGCATTTTACCTTCATAACCCTCGGCAGCTTCATACTCAGCTTTCATACCAGCCACTGACATTTTAATAGCATTGATACTTGAATTGCGTACGATCTCATTGAAGGCATCTAACTGAGATTGCTCCATGTTTTCAGATGCCCAGTTTAGCATTTTAGTATAAGTTGCTTCTCCACCCACTGATTCATGTAAGGAAGCTAAATCTGCATCCGTTATATCTTCAGCAGATGATGTCTGATTTGGATCGTTTTGCATTGCCATGTAAGACTTAACTAAGTCTTCATTGCTTACTTCAGAGAATTTAGCCATGGTCTCTTCAGACAACTTACCGTCACTTGAAGCGTATTCTTGTGAGGCTTCAATGATTAAGGTAGTTGCTGGAGATTCCTCTGGTTCTTCTTTTTCGTCAGGTTTTTCAGCTTCTGTTTCTGCTTCTTGTTCTGGCTCTTCATCTGATCCTAGTTTCTTTTGTAATTCAAGATATGCTTTCTCAAGTTCTTGTGCATTCTCAAATTTTCCAGCATATTGTTTAGCTTCTTCTTCACCTAATTTCTCAGCCACCTCTAGAGATTGTTGCTCGTCTTCACTTAGTTCAGGAGCATCTGCAGGGGTGGGATCATACGTTAGTTTCTCTGTCATTGTTTAGTATGCCATTAGCAGTTGTTACTTTTAAATTACCTAAACCAACAGTTGTTACAAAATCAGGTTCTGCCCCTATTAAAGGTTTCGCTGCTATTGAAGTTGGTTTGGCAATATCATTGTCTGAATTTAATGGTTCAGGTTTTGAGACCTTTGGTAGTGGTTTCTTTCTAGCTACCTTCGTCGGTCTCGATGGCTGGGTTTTCTGCATTTTGTGTCTGTTCTTGTAAACTTTCAGCTAGATCTGGGTTCTTACTTGGGTCCATCATTGGGGATTTAGTAGCAAACTGAGATGCTTGTTCCATCATAACTTGTTGCTGTTGTTGTTCAGCAGCAGCTTGTTGCTCTTGTTCCATCGTCTCTGCAGTCTTAACTAGATTTAATACATCAATACCTTGAGCTGCAGCAAGTCGTTTGATAAACTCACTTGGATCTAAAAATTGTCCTATAACGTCTGGACCCATTGTTTGTGCCAGAGTCTGTATAAACATAACAAGACTTTGTTGATCTTGTCCTCTGCCTAAAGCATTAACACCTGCTACAATTTGAGGACGTACTAAATCTTTAGGAAGTTTAGGTAGTTCTCTTTTACGTTGTAGTATATGTAATGTTCTATTTAGATATGGTATTAAAAATTCAACTGTTAGTAAGCTGAAAAGCCCACCTAATTGTTGTTCTAATTCCATCTGTGTGAGACGAACTTCTTCTGCAGTTGTCCTCTCACTTTGACGAACTGTAAGCACAAGGAAAGCATCGCTTATCCTACGCTCTAGGTTCTGTATTTGTTGAGCTGCTGTAGCAAAATCAGCAGTCTTGCCTACCTGTATAACTCCAACATCGTCAGGTCTTCCCTGAACAATGGCACCGTTACCAGCATCGGCTATAGTCTTAGGTTTCGTGGTTGAGGAAGGCGATACTAGGAAGACGACTTTACTAGCCGCTGCAGAGCCTTCTACTAGTGCCTGAGAGAGTCCTTCAAGTGAACGTATGTCACCCAAGAACTCCTCTACTCTACCACGTCCATAATCTTCTCCATCTACAGTATTGAATCTCAATACCAACCAAGGAGTTGTATTTTTAGGAGCAGTACTACGGCTGTTTGGTAGTATATTATCAAAGGCTTCTTGATGCCAAATCCATCTACCATTTTCATCGAGCCGGACGTATGTATACACTTCTACGTCATGATCGTCAGATCCTGTCTTGTAACCATCATCTCCGGGAGAATTTGGTTGTGGCATAGGCAGATCTTCACCTAATACCCTACGACTTATAAGTTCCTTTGTTACGATCTCGCAAACATTTCCGTTACCATCACGATTAACAACGTAACGATTTAAGGGATAGTTTTTCAGACCTTCTTTGCCCATAAATATCAATGCATTACCTGAAACAATTAAATGTTTCAAAGCTTGATGGACAACTACTCTATCACTAGAGGCATTGATATAATCCATTACCATCCTTTCCATTTTGGAAAAGGAAAGATCAAGTTCACTTCTAATTTCTTTTGGAACTTCTTCTCCAAGTTTATCATCTCTCACTTGTAACTTAAAGAAGCTAGTCTGTGGAGGCAGCAAAGCCAACATTAATTTGGCTGCTAAATTGACAACTGATTTACTACCAACACTCTGCCATGGTGTATGTAACTTTTGATGTGTTGGTCGTGAGCTTAGATCTTCTTGTATAAGATAAGGCAACGTTAGTCTAGAGCACTCAACTGCGGTATCAAGGAACTGTGATCTACCTCTTGTTAGTTGGGTGTATCTATCACGTGCTTTCATAATTTATTTACTGTGTTGGTTTCGGGATTCCGCTAGGAGGTGAGTCTATATTTATCCCCGGATCTATGGCGTCAAATTGTTTAACACCAGATTTAACTTTCTCTACTTCAAGTTTCTTTCTTTTCTTTCCTACAATTAAGTTAGGATCTTCATAATCTTTTTTAAGTTCTTGCGGTGTTGGAACATCTCTTAAGGGTTGAGTAGGTTTCAATGGAGGTGGTGCTTGGATCCTTTGAGGCTGTTGTACCATTGCCGCTCCCCTGTTACCACCACCACCAAAAATGTTGGCAAATACATTCCCGACTGATCTAAAAATTCTTTTTGGGCACATTAATTTTCTTCCTCTAATAGGTTTCTTATATATTCTACCACGCTGGCCTGACCAGCACGATACATGATTGATTCAATTGGTTCTTTAGGGTGGACAGGATTCCATTTGAAATTGTCCTCCACTTTCTTAAACAAGTCATCAACTCTTTCGTTGTGAAGCTTAAGCGTATTTAGGGAGATTGACATTTGAGTGCTCGAAAAAAGCTG